GAATCGATTTTCCAAAGGAAGGCAATAAGGTTAGAGTGAAGATAACATTCGAAGTCGTAGATGAGCAAGTATGAGAAGCCTTACCCATTGACCAGACCTTTCCTTGATACGGCTGTAGGGGATGATGGGAGGCTGATACTGCACGTCAGGCAAGCCACCAATAAGGGGTATGCCGTGTGCGTATCGGGGGGGGTATTCGACCCCTCTTATCCCTCATCCGTCTACAGGCGATCAAGAACCAAGGATGACGGCAACATCGCTTCGGCCATTATGGCCAACGAGAGCCTATGCATGTTCATAGAATATACAGAAGAAACAACATGAAGAAATATGTAATAAAGTATGCTGATGGAAGCGACCAGCATGAGATGCTGGCCATCCACGACACAAAAGAGTCAGCTGTCAGAGGGTTGATTGAATACATCAAACTATATGACAACCCACGTTCTCCTTTTGATTTCAAAATTGAAGAAGTCGAATGTGATACAAGTGAGTGTATTGACTCATTTGATAAGGCAATGAAACGCCTCGGCCTCGAAAGAAATGGTTACTTTATCGTACCTAAGGATATTTCATCGCAAAACCCTATTGAGTTAGGAAAGGTAAAAAGACTTGTTTCGTGTGTCAACCCCAAACACATTGAAGCGTTGATTGCTTTTAACAAGTTGGTCACCATCGCTGAAGCCTGGAACAAGGAAGATGGATTTGCACCCGATTACTCGGATTGGCATCAAAACAAGTGGTTTCCGTGGTTCAAGTATGACAAGGATGCTGCGGGGTTCGTGTACTCGGACACGACTCTCACGCCTGCGTATGCGTATGCGACTTTCGCTCGGCTTTGCTTCAAATCGAGAAAGTGCGCTGAGCAATTCGGAAAGCAATTCGCTGACCTTTACAATTCAGCCTTTCTCCCATAGAAGATTCGATTGATTATATAAAAGAGAATGACAACGCGAAAAATGAAAATAGAAGAATCAAATATCAGAAGATGGGCCGAGGAATTTGACTGGGTAAGGAAGGCCTTCAAGGCGTCTCCATCATGCTGTAGATGGTGCGAGCCAACCCGGCAAATCCTGAACATCCTGCCGCCTATTGTGAATGACTATTATCTCTGTACATTCATACTCAGAGATGACAATTACGACAAGCCGATAATGATCGCCGGGTACTACAGAAGGCCCCGATGGAGCGATTTTTTTCTGCCTCTCGGTAAGTCGTGCTGTTGCGAACTGATTGACAGCAAACGCATAGAAGCGCATTTCCTTCAAATGGCAAAAGACATCAAATGTACGTCCCATCTGAGAGCCAACAAAAAACTTGCACAAGCATTCCTCGACAACGTGTATATGTCAGGATCAGACAGCCAGTCAAGCCCTTCGGGCATAAAGAAAGATTAAAACATGAGAATACAAGAACAACACTGGAAGGACTTCGATAGATACCTTCTTATCAACGACCACGTCGATGCAAGTGTACGTGTCAGTATAAGGAGAAGCGAGCCGGACACTGCCATCATTGACTCTTTATGGGTCTCAGAAAAAGATCGCGGAAAGTGGGAAGGGGGATTCCTCCTAGAGCAAGCCGAAATGCTTGCCAAATCCAAAGGGTGTAAGTATGTGGCATTAGCGTATGATGAGACGTTTTCCCCGACATGGGTTCTGGATTGGTACAAGCGTATCGGATACAAGCCCTACAAGGTCAATTCAGTTGGGTGGATCTTACTGAAGAAAGAAATCAACTAAATAACGAAACTCACATTTTGTATAATTGAGTAACAAAAAACAAAAATGAAAATATCAAAATGGAGAATCACAGCCTTTATCGGGTGGATTGTAGCAACGCTCATCGTTGTCAGCACCACTCTGAGAGGCATAAGCAAAGCCGACACGGCAACCAACCTGATAAGCGCAGCTGCCCTGCTGGCATGGGTGCTACTATCTCTTGCAACCAATTGTTTCACTTTTAAAAATAACAAAAATGAGAAAAATTAAAATCTTGAGTTTGTCGTTCCTGCTTCTTGCAGGATTGAGCCTGACATCTTGCAGCGAGCGTATTGACGCTGGCTCAGAGGGTATCCTCGTCAACCTTTATGGTTCTGACAAGGGTGTGGACGATGTGAGCCTCGTCACTGGTCGTGTATGGTACAATCCATTCACAGAAGAGGTCTATGAGTACCCGACCTTCGTGCAGACCATCGACTACCCTGCATTCACCATCAATGCCAAGGATGGCTCGGAGTTCACCGTTGACCCTACGGTTTCCCTGAAGATGATTGACGGCAACGCACCGCAGGTCTTCAAGAAGTATCGCAAGGACTTGGGCGACATCATCAACGGAACGCTCTTCAACTACGTCAAGGACGCTTTCCGAATCCAGCTCAACAAGTACACCACTGACCAGATTGTCAGCAACCGTGATATTGTTGAGCGTGCGATTGAGGCGCAGCTGAGCGAGGCGCTTGCCAAGGAGCATTTTCACCTTGAGCAGCTTACGTCAGGGTTGAAATACCCCAAGTCTATCGTGGACGCTGTGAACCAGAAGAACAAAGCCATTCAGGAAGCACAGCGTGCGCTGAACGAGGTCGAAGTCAAGAAGGCTGAAGCGGAGAAAATGCTCGTACAGGCTCGCGCAGAGCGAGAGGCAAATGAGCTGAAATCCGCATCACTTACTCCAGCGATCCTCAAGAAGATGTGGATTGAGAGATGGGACGGCAAGCTCCCCGTCTACGGGAACGTTCCGCAACTCATGTTGGCGAAGTGACATTTTATGTATGCCCGTCCGAAACCATTGGTAAAGGACGGGCTTCATTCCAGATTCTACACACAGACATGAGCAGAAGAGTTATTTACTTCGGCACAGAGGGACATGGCCGTGCAGGACACTACCCCCTTGGAATCAACTGCGAATTGTCTCAAGAGGAATATGAGCAGATATACAAGGTTGACAAACTCTCTCCTGATGGTTTCTTCCTCTTCGATGAATTCCTTGGGTATGGTGTTCCATTTTCCCCGGATGACAAGCGAGGAGGTTGCAAGACGATTGTCCTTGTTGAGAACGGCACGGAAGACGAGATCATCTACTGCATCAACAACAATGAATTTCTCAATAGGCAGTTCAACAGAGTAAAAGAAATGTACAATTTAAACATTCCATTTCTATGTATAAAAACTTAACAAGGATTATCCCATTTGACTTGAAGAAAGCAAAGAGGATTATGAATGGGGAGATGAAGGGGGTGATAATGGATGGGCTGGGACGTAAGGCTCGAATTGTCGCCACGGATGTTGTTGGAGGACAGCCCATTCTAGCACTAGTCTCTGACGACATCGGTAGAGAGCTAATGCTCCGATATAATACGGATGGCACTTACTTCCTAGATGGGGGTAGCAATTCCAAGAACCTCCGTATCGTTGTCAATTCAAGATTCAAGGATTACTCAAATTTCACCCCTTCTCTCTTCCAGTCCTGCTTGGCAAGGGAAGGTAAAGGTCATGTATGGAAGGTGTGCGTCTTCCTGGGGAAGACCACATATGGGAGTATGACTTTCCTCATGAGCGACAACGAGGAACACGAATTCCCCGAATACCTTCCGCTATCCAAGGACACCTACGGCCTTATTGATTCCACAAGCTCCTACAATGATTATATTAGCGAACTAATTTAAAACGAAGAAAGATGACAAAAGAAGAAACAAAAGAACGCATTGCTGTGATGCAGGCCTATGTTGATGGCAAGGAGATTGAGTTTTGGGACGATGAGGACCCCGTGTGGTGTCTCACTAGCAGCCCCGCCTGGGACCCGAGTTTGAAGTATAGGATCAAGCCCACACCTAAGTATCGCCCCTTCGAATCAGCAGAGGAATGCTGGAATGAGATGTTCTAGCATGAACCTTTCGGTTGGCTTAAAGATATAAATAACGGTGACTATTTTCCAATCAAAGGTATAAATGATAGCGAAGGTCTGTTTGAGAGGTGCTTCAAACGATTCACCTTCGTTGACGGCAAGCCCTTCGGAGTAATAGAAGAATCAAAATAACAGACACATGTTAGATATTAGCAGAACCCCATACTACTACACCGATAAGGACATCATCCTTCCTCCGAACCTTGAGCAGCTCACACCGAAGCAATTCGGACAATTGCGTGACAACATGTCACGCTTTAAGCGAAACAAAGGGAAAAGGAAATAAAGTATATGTGGTTAAAAGAAAGCAATAGACCTAAACACTTTGCCTACGCCATCCCGGCAGCATTCGTAGGAACTATCCTATTCGCTGCCGGGCTGGCGGTTGGTATGGAGTTCAAGGATAAGCAGTATGGTGGTGACTTCGACTGGCTCGACATCGCTGCAACGATTATTGGTGGACTTGTCGGACAGATATTGCAAGTGATGGCGATTTGGT